GTGGTGTCCAAGCTTGGCCCTCGGCCAGGCTACGGTGGCGATCCAGTGTGTACCGAGGCTGCCGAGGAGATCGGTGGGCCTGGTCCGGTGGATGGCTGGGGGGATCGCTCGAGTGGCGCAGAGGAAGGGGGTGAGTGATGAGTGAATGGTCCGTTTATGACGATCTGGTCGTGGCTGGCGCGACGATTGAAGAGCAGGCGAAGGAAATCGAGCGGCTGAAAAAGGAAGTGGCTAAGCTGCGGAAGTCGGGCGGGTGGCAGCCGATAGACACGGCACCGCCTGGCGCCGTGCTGTTGTACTACCCTGCGGAGAATGGCAAAAATGCGCTGAGCGAATGGATCACGATTGGCCTTGGCAGGAGTGACCGCTTTCGCAAGGCGTCTCACTGGTTTCCGATTCCCAAGCCGCCAGCCGTGGAGGGTGAGCCATGAGCTACCTGGTTTTTGCCGCAGATGACTACTACCCAGAAGGCGGCTGGGGTGACTACCGGGGCACAGCAAAATCGATCGAGGAAGCGAAGCAGATCGCCGAATCCTTGGCAACTGCGCGAGCTAGGCAGAATCGCGAGCCGCTGGAGTGGGCGCAGATCGTGGACGTTCGCAGTAAGGCGATAGTTTTGCGAGGCGAAACGGACGGCTTGGGGTCGCTGGAAAAGCGACTGCAACACGTGAAATGTGGTGGCAATTGGTACAACTGGGAACCGTTTCTGGAGATAAAACAGCCATGACACTTTTGACTATCACCGCCGTTGCCCTGGCCATCGCCGTGCCAGTGGCGCTGATCTGCAGCAGCTTTTACCTGCTCTACTGCCTTGATCGGGAGCTGGCCAAAGCCGAAATCGAGGCCCAAGACCTGCGATCGCAGCTGCGAGAGCTCAATGTCCTGCTCCTGTTCGCTGGGTATGAGTTTTACCCTGAGGGTGGCTGGCTCGATGCAGCCGGATCCTTTGAAACGGTTGAGCAGGCAATCCGCTCCCTCGAGAACATGGCCATCGACATGGTGTTTGTGAAAGCCAACCCATATAACTGGGCCCACATTGTCGACGCCAGGACTGGTGAAATCGTCTGGGCTGGGGTACTTCGCACTGGAATCAGAAAGGAGAAAATCCCGGCACCGGGCGATAAGTGGTACGAGATCGACGACAAGCTGAAAGGAACAGCCTGATGCAATGGACACTTCCAAGCTGCAGGCCGCTTGGCCTCGATGAAACCATCCAGGTCGGGGACTGGGTGGCCGATTGCCTCGATGGCGATCTGTCGATTGGCACTCCAGGTAAGTGGCAGCCGGCCAATGGTACGCTCGGCCAGACACCTCGCAGTGCCAGGGTTTTTGCCTGCCGGCCAGTGGCGAGGCCAGATCAGGAGGTGCCCAAAAAATAAAAAGCTTGCCATGGGCCTTGGGATCGCCTATCCTTTGGCTCACGAGACACACGCCCCACCACACCACTGGCAGCCGACGCACTTCTGCATCCCCCTGCCACCCCCACATGTGGTCCTGTGTCTCGCCTCGGGGGTGGCAGGGGCTCTTCGATGTTCCAAGTAGATTTTCAAACCGTCCAAGTTGTTTACATGTTTACAGTAACGAGTGACCAAAGGAGACACACCACATGCCAAAAATGCCATGGCAATCACACGCAACGACACAAATCGTGCCCTGCACAGTCGCAGAGTACGAGCAGGCCAGGGGCCAATTTATGGGGAGCCATCTCCTCGATCTGTTTGACCACTCGCCGCGCTCGTGCCAGTGGAAGATGCAGGGCCTGCTGCAGGAGGCCAGCCGGCCAGCCTATGACCTTGGCCGAGCAATCCACTGTTTCATCCTGGAGGGCCCAACCGAGTTCCATCAGCGGTACGAGATCGCCGAGGGGCCCATCAACGAAAAGACCGGAAAGCCATTTGGACGTGACTCCAAGGCCTGGCAGGAGTGGAATGAGCAGCTGCTGGCCCAGGGCCGCCAGGTGATCAACGGGGAGGAATTTACCAGGATGTCCGCGATGGCCGAGTCGATCGCTGAGACCGACGCCAGCCAGCTGCTGCACATCGGGCTGCGAGAGGTGACCATCCGCGGTGAGCTGCATGGGGTCCGCTGCCAGAGCCGTCTGGATTTCTTCAACCAGGACGCCGGCTGGATTGTCGATCTCAAGACCTGCGAGGATCTGGATCGGTTCTCCAGGGATTTTTTGCGGTTTGGCTACGATCGCCAGCTGGCATTCTACCGAGGCATGGTCCAGGGCCTCGGGCTGCCGGTCCAGCCCAGGGTCTATGTGATCGCTGCCGAAAAGTCCGAGCCATTCCGATCCCATGTTTTCGAGGTCTCACCTCAGACCCTCGACCTGGCCGCCGAGCAGATCCAGGGATCGCTGCTGACCTATCGGCAGCTCGTGGCCACCATCGGTTTCGATCGCCCCTGGCCGCGATCGCTCAAGTTTGGCCGCACCGTCACCCAGCTCTGAGGGCCATCATGCTGAATCTACCGACAGGCAAAGTGATCAAGCCGCGCCGAACATTCGTTTACGGGCCAGGGGGCATTGGCAAAAGCACCTTTGCCGCCCAGGCACCTGGGTGCGTGTTCATCCCAACCGAGGAAGGGGCCAACGATATCGAGGTGGCCAAGTTTCCGGTGTGCACCAGCTGGGATCAGCTGATGTGGTGCATTGGCCAGCTGTGCAGCGAACAGCACCAGTATCGGACAGTGACGATCGATACCGTGGACTGGGCTGAGAAGCTGGTCCACTCTAAGGTGGCCGCAGCCCATGGGGTGGAGCAGATCGGCGATATCAAATATGGGCGAGGGTATCCTCTGGCCGCGCAGATGTTCCGGGTCCTGCTGCAGGGCCTCGACTGGCTCCGCGACAATCGAGGCATGGGGGTCATTTTGCTGGCCCATGCGAAGGTCGAGAAATTCGACGACCCTGAGACGGCCAGTTACGATCGATACTCGCCCAAGCTGCACGACGCTGTGCAGAACATGATCTTTGAATGGGCCGATGAAGTGTTTTTTGCCAATTACCAGACCGTTGTAAAAGAGGAGGATGGAGGTTTCAAAAAGACGGTCACCAAGGGTGTTGGCACCGGCCTGAGGATTCTCAGAACCACCGGTAAGCCAGCCGCCAAGGCCAAAAACCGGCTCGGGATGCCGGATCAAATCCCGTTTAGCTATGCAGAGTACGCCAAGTTTCTACCTCAGTAAGGAATCGATCACATGCCACAAATCAATTTCAATGCCGCCTCCATCCCAGAGAACCGCAGCGCCATTCCATCCGGTGATTACATGGTTTGGATCAATGGATCCAAGCTTGTCTACGGAGACAGGGACGACCAGCAGCAGCAACAGCCCAATCCCAACGATCCAAAGCAGAGATTGGTCCTCAAAATCGAGATCCTGCAGCCGGAATCGGCGGCCGGTCAGAGCATCGAGGAAGGCTACTGGATGAAGCACCCCAACCCAAAGGCCGTGGAGGTTAGCAATCGCCTCCTGGCCAATGTCTGCAGGGCCGTGGGACAGATGGCGCCGCACCAGTCCGAGCAGCTGCATCAGATCCCGTTTTGGGCCAGGCTGGACGTTAAGGAGCTCGACAGCGGGGCCCTGGTGAACGAGATTCGAGCAGTCTGGAGCACCCAGAGCCAGGCGCCGCCTTTGATGAAGGCGAGGGCCCAGAAGCCGCAGCAACAGGGCTTTGTGCCAGGTGCCAATGGTTTCATGCCACCACCGCAGGCCCAGCAGCCGTGGCAGCAGGCACCACAGCAGGCCCCCATGGCACCGCAGCTGGGCCAGCCAGTGCAGCAGCCGCAGTACCAGGCCCCGATGGCTCAGCCGCTGCAACAGCACCCACCGCAGGGCTACCAGACCCAGTGGGCCCAGCAGCCTGGCCAGCCGCCGTTTCCTCCGCAGCAGTCATACGAGCAGCCAGCTTCAGCAGCTGCACCAGGTCATCCACAGCAGGGAGGATTCAATCCGCCAGTGAAGCAGACCCCACCGCCGTGGGCCCAGGCTCCACAGCAGCAGCCTGGCCAGCTAGGGCAGAACGACATTCCATTCTAGTGATCGTTGACGGGACTCCATGGCAGGGTCCAGCCGCCTGCCATGGCTCACTGTGGCTGGGAAGAGACACTAAACGAGGACACAGGACATGAACGCGAAGGAAAGATTGAAGAGGATCATCAGGGCCCAGAACAGCCTGCTAAAGGCCAAGACCCATTTGCAGCTGGCCCAGAATTCGATTCGAAAGGAGTACGATCTTTGCGTCCGGGAGGCAGCCGCCGCCGATGGGTTTGTTGCCGATTGCGACGAGCGGATCGAGAGGGCTGGCAGCTGGGATGGAGCCCAGCCGGATGCGTACTTTGGGAAGCTGATCAAGTGGCGACGCTGTGATAGACGGGACTTTGGCCAACTGGTCAGGGTGTCGACTCAGCCGGTCGCCGACCCTGCCGACATGGAAAAAGCTGTCCTGATCGGCTTGGATTATGGGCCAGATGGCGATATCTCTGGCTACCAGTGCGAAGGCAGCAAAGGGCAAACGGTCCATTGGCTGGCTGCGTGGACAGAAATGAAGCCAGGAGAGGAGCTGCAGGCTCCGCCAAGTGGCCGCAAGTTTACGCGGATCCACATAGAGGGGGTCGACTTCGGGTCGGTCCCGCAAAAATGGGTCCCGGATCAGGGCAAAGTTGGCAGCTGCAGTGGCCAAGGATCTGCCAACGCTCACGAGCTGAACGGCAGGCTATGGGATGTGATTGCCGACAAGTGGAAGATCCGCCCGCTGGATGTGGTTGTCCTAAGGCCTCCAGCAGTGTGGGCGAAGTGGCCAGGCTGGAGCGCACTCCACGACCAGATTTTGACCAATCAGCGAATGGTGATCGATCCAGAGGCACTGGCGATGGTTTCGCCGGATGGCGAAATCGCCATACGGATCCTTGGCTTTTGGGTCAATGTCGAATGCTTCCACGTGCTTGCCAAGGATTACCACTGGGAGCCAACCACCTTCGGCAAGGCCATGCTGGCCAACCGGCCACCAGCCGAGCCGGCAAAGGAGGCACCAGAGCCAATAACGCTTGACGAGTTTCTCCGCAGTATCAAGCCACCTGAGCCAGCCAAGCCACGTGAGTCAGGGCCAGAGGTCAACGCAAAGGACCATTTTGCCGGCGCCAACAAAATGGTTGGCGATGAGCCAGCGAAGGAGGCAGTCGACCATCTCGCTGTCCCCAGGATATCGCCAGGCGAATGGCTTGACATTCGCGATGCATATCGCGACGCAACGCCTGCTGACGTTGGCAAGCTTGTGTATGTTCGAAATGGAGAGCTTGAGCCATGGATTGAGCTGCGGCTGGCTGAGGTTACCGGTGCCGACTTTCCGTACCGATGCACAAAGGATGGCCTCGATCCAAGCAGGTGGCAGGCATTTCGATATGCTTGCATCCGAGACGAGAAACCAGCAAGCTCGCCCATTGGCGAAGGCTATCGACACCCCATGCATATAGACCTAGGAGAGCAGTGCGAATTTTCTGATGGGTCGACCAACCCAGACGGGTCTTTGGTGTGGGGTATTTTTGCCCGTCTGATGCTCTGCAAAAAAGACTTAGAGAGCAATGCAATCAGGTATTACACCGAAGACGGAACTTACTACCATCACTGCCGTGTGAAGGTGGAGGGCTGATCATGGATCCTCGGTGGTACCAGAGCCAGTCAGTCGATTCAGCCTGGCAATTCATGCGAGAAAAGCCAGGAAATCCATGCGTGGTCCTGCCGACCGGGGCGGGAAAATCGCTGGTGATCGCCATGATCGCAAGGGATGTCTTGGCATGGAAGGGTCGCTGTCTGGTTCTGGCCCACCGTAAGGAGCTGTTGCAGCAGAACGCTGAGAAAATCGAAGCCTGTATTCCGGGGCTCCAGGCTGGCATTTACTCGGCTGGGATTGGTCGCCGCGACTACCTGGCCGACGTCGTGGTCGCTGGGATTCAGTCGGTCTACAAGCAGAAAGCCGCTTACCAGCTCGGCCACCGCGATGTGGTGGTGGTCGATGAGGCCCACCTCATCCCCGGCGATGGCGAGGGGATGTATTTCGAACTCTTCGACAACCTCAAGAAGATTAACCCAAACATCCGATTCGTTGGGCTGACAGCGACACCTTACCGACTTGATCATGGGATGGTGGTCGGTGAGGGCAGGCTGTTTGCCGAGATCTGCTACGAGGTCCCGCTGCTCGAGCTGATAAAGCAGGGGTTCCTGTGCCCGCTGACCAGCAAAGAGCCAGGCAACCTGATGCAGGTCGCCGACGTTGGCACCAGGGGTGGCGAATTCATCCAGTCGCAGCTCGACCGAGCAGCTGCTCAGGATGAGACCGTCCGCCAGGCCGTCGAGGAGCTGCTCAGCTGGTCGGCCGATCGCCGATCGGTGCTGATCTTCACCTGCGGCCGTCGCCATGCTGCCCTGGTGGAAGAGCACCTGGCCAAGGCCGTGGGGTCAGCAGCCGTGGGGTATGTCGATGGGACCACCAAGCCAGCCGCCAGGCAGCGGGTTCTGGACGGTTTCAAGGCTGGTTCGATTCGATTCCTGATCAACATCGACGTGCTGACGACAGGATTCGACGCTCCCAACATCGACTGTGTAGCTCTTCTGAGGCCAACCCTCAGCCCTGGCCTGCTTTACCAGATGATAGGCCGAGGGTTTCGCCTGCATCCGAGCAAGCAGAATTGCCTGGTGCTGGACTTTGCAGGCAACATCGAACGCCATGGGCCAGTCGATCGCCTTAGGCCTCCAAAGACCAAGGGCCTGGGCGCTGGGTCAGGTGGTGAAGCACCAGCCAGAGCCTGCCCCAAGTGTAAGGAGCTGGTGGCTATCCAGGTGAGGGAATGCCCAGCTTGTGGGTACCAGTGGCCAGAGCCAGAGGCCAGGCACGATGCCAAAGCGAGCACTCTGCCGGTGCTCTCTGACGGATCGCCGGCAAAGGAGGACGAATGGATCGAGGTGCTGGGCGATCCGGCCTACCTAGTCTATTCGCCACCTGGCAAAAAGCGATCGCTGAGAGTCATTTACAAGCTGAGGGGCACGAATGCGTTCAGCGAATTCCTCAGCTTGGATCACCCACATGATTCAGCAGCAAAGAAGCAGGCCGAGCGGTGGTGGCGCCGCCGCAGTGATGTGCCATGTCCAGGATCCTGCTGGGAGGCCTGGCACATTCTCAAGAAATGCCCAGAGGCTGTCGCCAAGCCAGCCAGAGTCCTGATGCGATGGACGCCTGGCCGGAAGTTTCCAGAAATCGTTGACGTTGAATTCCATCCCAGGGGCCATTTCAGCCTGATCGATCTCGATGAGGCAAGGACTACCGCGCAGGTTCAGGCCCAACTGTTCCGATCATAGAGAGACACCATGCAGATCCCGCAGGCCATGAGGGCAGCCCATCAGTGGGTGCTGTGGAAGCTCGAGAAACGTGATGGCAAGGCCACCAAGGTGCCGTACCAGGTGAACGGCAGGATGGCCAGCTCGACCGACCCAGCGCACTGGTCCAGCTTTGATGCTGTCCAGCAGGTCCTCCAGGCCAATCTGGCCACCTACACCGGCTGCGGCTTCGTCTTTGCCCCTGGTGATGACTTCGTTGGGATCGACCTCGACAACTGTATGGACGCTGACTGGCAGCTCGATGACTGGGCCAAGGATGTGCTGGCCCACCTGCCCAGCTACACCGAGGTGAGCCCCAGTGGCAAAGGTCTCAAGATCTTTTGCCTCGGCAGGCCGAACATTTCGAAGGGGCGCAGGCTCGACATACCAGGCAAGCCGGGGGCCAGGATCGAGATTTATAGCTCAGGTCGATATTTCACCGTAACTGGCGACCAGTGGGGATCGGTGGACCAGGTCCAGAACTGCCAGGCTGGAATCGACTGGCTCACCGATGTGGTGATGCCTCCCCTCGAGCCGGTCGCAGCTGCGAAGCGTGCGCCGCTGCCGAGGCATGAGCCAAGGCCCTACCAACCTGGTCGGCCAGATGCCGAGCAAAGGGCCAGACTCTACGCCCAGAGCTATCCCGCCGCCATCAGTGGCCAGGATGGCCATGGGGTGACATTCCGCTTGGCCTGTGTGCTCGTCACAGGTTTTGAGCTGGGAATCGATGGGGCCAGATCGATTCTCCAGGAGTGGAACCAGGGCTGCCAGCCACCATGGAGCGATCGAGAACTGGAGCACAAGCTCCGGCAGGCCGAGAATGCTGGCCGGCTCGAGGGCTCACAGGGATGGATGTTGGAGGAGGAGTCTATTCGCCTCGAGCAATCCGCAGAGCCGCTGAGCCAGACTGAGCTGGATCGCTGGGACGTTTACCTCGGTGGGCTGATGGCCCAGGCCCAGCAGGAGAGCCACAGCCGGGACTTTCCAGCCCACCTCCTGAAGGTGCCTGGATTCGTTTCCGACGTCGCCGAATGGATCACCAGCCAGAATCCCCGCAAGAATCGGGTGCTGTCTTTAGTGGCCGCGGTGGCCCTCCAGGGGGCACTGATCGGGGGCAAGTGTAAGGATCGAGCCGGCAGCCGCTCAAATCTCTATTTTGTGTGCCTGGCCCCATCCGGTGGTGGAAAGCAGGCCCCACAGACCTGCGTGAAAAAGATCCTGAACGCCATCGGTGCTGGCCAGCTCTATGGGGGTAAAGTTTCATCCGACTCTGCACTGGCCTCGGACCTCTTGGTCAGCCGCTCCAAGCTGTACCTCTGGGATGAGGTGGGTAGGTTCATTGCCAAAACCAAGGTGCAGACTGGCGGGGCCCATCTGCATGCGGTCCAGGAGGCTCTGCTCGAGCTCTGGGGCGAGGCTGGCGGGGTATGGAAGCAAAAGAGCTACGCTGACTCAAAGAACAACAAAGAGGTTTACCTGCCCTGCTGCAGCTTCCTGGGGATGACGGTGCCAGAGCATTTCTGGGCCGGCCTCGAGGAGGGCCATCTGCAGGACGGTTTCGCCGCGCGAATGATGGTGATTGACTCGGGGCCAAAGGCCAGATCCGAGGATATCGAGGAGACCAACCCGCCGATGGGGATCCTCGAGCTGGCCGATTACTGGATGAAGCTGAGCCCAGGAGGCAACCTGGGGAGCCAGTGGCCAGATGCCATCCTCGTACCAGAGTCGCCGGCAGCCACCGACGCATTCCGCCAGCTGGTGGCCAGGGCCGAGGATGCCGGGACCGATGAAACCGAGAACGCTGTTTGGGCCAGGTGCATCGAGAAGGCCAGAAGGCTGGCTCTGATCTATGCCTGCAGCCGTGACCATGTGGCGCCGGTGATCGATGACCTGGCCGCCAGGTGGGGAATCGACTTCGCCACCTGGTGCACCGAGCGATTCATCGCCGTCGCTAAGGATGAAGTGGCGAGCAGCGATCCAGCCCAGCAAAAGTGGCAGAGGATCCGCAAGATCGTCAATGAATGGACCAAGCGAAAGCAGCTCTGCAGCCGAACGGCCTTGATTCGAGCCTGCAAATGGACTGCCAAGGACCTCGATAAAATACTCGAGACGATGGTCCAGGCCGGTGTGATCGAGGCCAAACAGGTGCCGTCTAGCAATGGGAAATTCGTGACGTATTACTCGGTAAAGGGGTAACCATGGAGCTGCATGAGCTGGTTGGGATCGCCGCCGTCCTTGTCTTGATTCTGGCCGTTTATTGGATTGGAGATCTGTGATGTTTTACCTGACTGGTCCCTACTCTCACCCCGATCTGGCTGTCCGCTGCCTGAGGTTCAACCAGATGAACATCATTGCTGGAAAGCTGATGAAGGATGGGTGCCACATTTTCTCGCCCATCAGCCACTGGCACCCAATCGCTGAAGCAGTCTTTCTGTATACCGATCCCAGGCTCTGGGAATCTTACAACCTTTCCGTGCTCGACAGGTGCACCAGGTTGGTGGTCGCAATGCTTCCTGGCTGGGCCGCGTCCGAAGAAATCCATTTGGAACTGGAGTTCGCCAAGTCGATCAATCTTCCGATCATCCAGCTCGATCCAGAGCCGTTCTTGGTTGGCTTTGCGGCTACCTGAGGATTGGCCGACCTGCTAGCACCTGGCCAGCATGCTCGATCACTCGCGGATTGTAGGCTCTCCAGCTGGGTCGCTCTGGGGCCCAGGGTCCATCAGGATCATGGCCCACTCGGAAATGGTGCTCTCGGCAAAGTGTGATGAGGTTGGACTCCACGAGCTCGAGATCTGGCCGCAGATAGAACGGGATGATGTGGTGAACGTTCAGCTCGATCCGTCGTCCGCATGCTGCGCAGGCTGGGTTCTTAGCGACGAATGCCGCCCTCGTCTCTGGCCAAAGATCGCTTCGGTCGCCCTCCAGCCTTGGAGGATAATCGACGGATTCCCGCTGCTCGTATGGTGGCGGTGGGGAGAAGATTGGATTCTTCGTGGCCCAGGAAGTGATCGCCGCCATCGCCACCACCACGATGGCAATCATGAGATCGAGGGCCCAGCTATTCTTGAGCATCGAGATCAAGCCTCCTTCGTACCCGCTCCACTGTTGCATTGGTCCTTGCCCTGTAATAGCCAACAAACCACTGACGCCTGGCAGGATGACCCTTGGGGAATGGATTGGTGTCGGCGTCGAGCCCTTCCTCCCAGGCAAATTCCCCCTGCTCCTCTGGATTCAGCAGATCTTCGATTTCCATCAGGTTTCAGCCCCCCACCAATCGGCTCGCCCAATGTCCGCAGTCTGGCAGTCCTCCTTGGCTCTCCGGCATGCCTCGCGGATCAGCGATCGCCATGGATCAAAGGGATCCAGCCAGCTCATGGCACCGGTGGCCACAGCTCGGATCGCTGCCACGATTGTGACGTCCCAGGCAAACTCTTTGGCGTTGTTTTTGAGCCGGCCAGCCAAGCGATCGATTTCCTCGAGGCACTTTGCCCAGCCAAGTCGATTCATCTCGTTTTGCACCTCCCTGCATCTGCAGCCCTTTGGCGGATCGATCCCAAAATGGTGCTTGATCAGCTTGCCCACCCAGTCGCCTGGCCGATCGGCTCGGTTCTCAACGAATGAACGCGATGCTGTGCGACGAATCACCTGTTTGAGTGAACTATCCGAAATTACCGGAGAGTTCGCCGGACAGCAGGCGAACTGCGTGACCGGAACTGGTGCGAAATGAACAACTCCGCATCGCGGGCAGGTGCTTTCGATCATGGTGCGCACGCGATGGTGAGGGTGATTGTGTTGGGTGCTGTTTTGTTGCTGGTTGGTACCGTGACGTCGACCGGTGGTGCTGAATCGAGGCAGCATTCAGACCGCCAGATTTGGCACTTGTTGTCAGCCGCTCCTGGTGCTGATCCGGTGTCGCTGCATTGCGTCAACAGGCAGCCATCAAAGACAGCGGTGATATCTTGGGCAACCTCTGGAGTACCAACAAAATTGATCGAGTGAGCGCCACAAATGGCTGTGCAACTCTTGGTCAGCGTGCCAGCGTAGAAGGCTCGATATAGCAGGTAGGATCCACAGTCCTCATCGCATCGGGTCGGTTCCATCGCGTTGTTGATGAATTGCCCGTAGCCGTCAATGACTTCATGGTTGCAGAGAAAAACGGGATCGGTACCAGCAGCATTGAAGGCAGGCAGAACGCCAAACATTGGATCCCGTGAATTTGCCGTCTCAGTGCGAATCGGAAACGCGTTGAAATCACCCAGGATCTGCGGCTCGCCCCAGTAGTTGACGAAACAGAGAGGATCGCCGTACGGCTTGTCGTTCCACTGGGTATCGGACACCGTGCCGTCTGGATCGCAAAAGACATCGGGAAACCCGCAGCCTTCATTGAGGCAGTAGGTCGAGGTTGTCAGCTCGTTCCATGTTGGCGTTGCGTTGCACATCATGTAGCGATAGGAAATGAATTCCTCGTTTGTGGTGCCCAAAAATGGATAGCCGCGCTGGCAATGAAACTGGCCGTAAAAATCTTCGCCAGAAAGCTCGCCTCCGCAATCCTCAGTGGGAACCTGGCAATCGGAATCGAGCGAGCAATTTGAGTTGTAGTATGAGGTCAGTGAATAGCTTAGGTAACGCTCGACGCTCCACCTGGTGTCTCTGGCGATCTTGTACTGAACGTCTTGATTGGCTCCGTTAATGACGAATCGCAGCTCAACGCTATACTCATCCCAGACGCGAATTTTGACTTTCGCCGTCAGGTCGTCGAGCTTTTGCGTGAGGATCCAGTATTCATTGAACTGGCAAGGAAACCCAGGCTCACCGATGACTGGATCTGGATCGAGCTTGATCATCACCCCACACGGAACGCAAACGTCAGCAGGGGTCGGTGGTCCACCAGGACCGCCCCCACCTTCGCCACCACCACCAACTCCTGGACCGCCGCCACCACCTGGGCCTGGTGGCTCGGTGACGTTGCAGCATCCGTTCTGCTCGCCTGGCCGTGGTCCGTTTAGGAATCCTTGCCAGCAGTCACCGATCCTCCCGTCGTAGGCATGATCGATATAGTAGTCGAGGAGATCGTATTCCGTTTTGGCAGTGCAATGCGTAAGCAGCAGCAAGCAGCCTGGAATCGCGTTGATCGCTTTGTTGACCGACCAGGAAACGGTTTCGCTGCCCATCGTTACCGAGATGTTCGAAATGGTCTTAGTACACGGCGAGCATTCACCACCCGCACAACACTGACAACCGGCTGCGTGTCTGTTTGGCATCAGCTGATTCCACAGTTGAGCAATAGGGTACGGTTTGCCGCCTCGCTTGGTGAAGCATTGCTGATCACTCTGAGGAGAGTCGGGCTGGTTGAAGAGGCACCAATCACGCCGCGAAAAGCAGCAGCATCCAATGCCACATGCCTGGCCTCGGCTGTCCCAATCGCGACAGTGTACTCCGTGCCTTCCTTGTACAGTCTGCGATAGCTCGCACCCTGATCGTCAGAGACTTCGAATCGCAGGCTCGTGCCAGTCATTGCCGAGGGCACCACAATGGACTGGGGGGTCTTGTCCAATGGAATGGTCACAGCAGCACTAGCCACAGCGCCGCTGGAGATCGTAACAGTCACCCGCTCAAGCTTTGTCGCCATGTCAGCAGTCCTCAAAATCTACGAACCATAAACCAGTGTACCATTCCCTCTTGCACTGCACCCAGCGATCGGCAGCGATCGCCGCGTCACTCAGATTGTAAACGGTCATTGTTTCGCCGGTGGTGGTGATCGTCGTGCCAACCAGCTTGTGGGCTGTCACGCTGCCAGATCCAGCAGTTGTCCCGCTGCGGGCTGTGATCCCGCCAGTGTTCACCTTGGCGATCATTCCCCAGCCTGGCCTGGCGTAGACGTCGACAACAATCAGCGTCCCGTCCTGAGTTCTTGTCGCCAGAAAGTATTCGTTGTCTTTGATGAATCGATCGCTCAGGTTATAAACCAGCCCAGACACCGGCGTGCTGTTCGGCTCATGTGGCTCCAGGATCCCAGTGGCCTTGTTTCTGAGTGCGATCTGGGCGTCGCCGGTGGAGAATGCTGGAGTGGCTGCACCATAGCTGCCGGCTGCGATGTCTTCCTCAGCTCGCATCAGCCAAGAAGCCCCAACGTTGGCCGGGATCCTCCGCTCGGTTGGTGTTGAGTAGGCTGTCACCTGTTCGCGCACCATGCGCTGCACAGCAGCTGCGAGCTCAGGAGTCAGGACGGCTGCGCGTCTGGCCATTATGCCCAGCTCCATGGCCCAAGGCCGAGGACGTTGAAATCCACCGCCTGGTACCGGTTGAATGCCGGAGAGATAAATACCGGAGTGGTGAGACTGGTGTTCTTCCCGCCGGTGCCGTTAAGGTTGCCGGTGACCTGCTGAAAAGCATCGTCGCCAAACGGGATTCGGTTGCCGCTGCCTTTGGTGCCACCAGACCAATAGAAAGTGCCTTCGTCCAGCAGCTTGATCCTCCAGCCTTCGTTGCCGTTGTACCAGAACTTGAAGCGGTATTCGACCTGCCAATACCTCGTCGCGTCCTTCCGCTGCTGCTGCGCGGTGATCTCGGAGCAGAGCACCTGGTTGGCCGACCAGCCCCAGAATGGCTGGCTGTTGACCCTGTTCATGTAGCTCTGGATCTGAAGGTGGTCGAAATACAGCTCAGCCCTGCTAATCGTCAAGACTGGGATCGACTCAGGCGTGGTCAGTGGTGGCAACTGCTCGCCGGCAGAGTTCAGGATCGGCCTCGTCGGGTCCTGGGCATCATAGATCAGTGGCACCTCGATGGTCTCAGCCGACCAGGACCAAACTGGCGTCAGGTCCCATGGCTCCTGGTTCATCTCGTTTGGCCGTAGTGCCGTGTTGTCAAAGGTGCATTCGACCTCCCAGACCCCCTGGCCAATCTCCACCGGGCTGCGCCGGTTGCAGAACGCACCCGGTGCAATGTCGGAGGCAGCACCCAGAGCCGGGACGCCTGGCACCAGTAGCACCTGATCCTCTCTGGCCAGTGCATCTCTGCTGCCAGTCAGCCCTGGCCCAGTGGTCATCACTACCACATAAACGAGGGAATGCTCGACGTTCACCCGGAAATTGTCCAGGTTGATTGTCTCAGATCCGTTGATCCCGATTCGTGGGCCAAAGCACGCGCTCATACACCGAACTCCGTCAGTAAAAGCTTTGGATCCCGCAGCACCTTGACGACCTGCTGGAGCAGCTGGGCCTGCTGCCTCTGGATCACCAGCTGTTGGTTTAGTGCATTCTCTCGAAACTTCTCGATGGCCGCTGTGCTGGTCGCCTCGAGGGCCTGAGGTGTGGCCAGCTGCACCGTCTTATTGGCTGCCTGCTGCTGGGCATCCAAGGCCGCCTGGCGATCCATTTCCTTGGCCCGCTGCGCCGCATCATCCACCACCGGCTTTTCCTTGGCTGGCTTGGGTGCTCCAGCTTCGGCAGGCTGGCCGGCTCTCAGATCTTGCAGTTGCTCGAGGTTGGTCAGTGCCACCCGCTGGCCAGCTTCCAGCTGCTTCTGGACTGCCTCCTGGGACTTATCCACTCCGTCAGCCGCATCCTGCGCCGCCTTGGCCGTCTCCGCCTTGGCTGCTTCCCTGGCCGCCATGATCTGCTCTCGCTGCTTGTCGAACTTGGCCTTTTGATCCGCGACGAATGCCTGCACATCGGCTACAGCCTTCTCGCCAGCCTTGGGATCCATCAACGTGTCGAAGCCGGCTTCCACCCGTTTGCGATTCTCTTCCTGCAGTTTGGTTGTCGCTGCGCTCACCTCGTCCACAATGCTGACCAGGTTATCGATCGACTCTTTGCCAAAGACACCTCGAGCCAGTGGGTTATTGATCATCAGCTTAAACAAGCCCATCAGGTTCAGCATGAGCTGCCTCATGGTTCCCATCAGCATGTTGAAGCTGGTATCCACCAGAGCAAAAGCTTTGACGATGTATCCGGCTGCCGATGCAGCCAACTCAGAGGCAGTCCCCATGCCACCAAAGGCATTGGTCAGACTGTTCGATGACTGCTCGGTCCCACTTATACTGATCACGAGCTCACGAAAGTAACCAAGCAGAGCCTCAGCTATCGGCATGAACGCCTGGCCAATGTCCGCCGCCAGATCAGTGACGCTCGCCTGGAGCGCCTTCATCCGGTTGGCCCAGCTGTTACCAGATCGCTCGACATCCCCTTGGGCTGCAGTGGTGCCAGCCAAAATGATGTTGTACCTGGCCATCGCTTTCTGGGCCTCATTGGCCGTGTTGGGATCAAGCCCCTTTTTCAGCAGCTCGGCTTTGACCGCAGTCTCATTAACGATCACCCCAAACCGCTTCATGGGCTCAGCCTCGCCAGTGAGAGCTGATCGCAGTGCATCGAATGCCTCGATGTCGGTGCTGTTGTGGAAGCTTGCCAGATCGAACGATAGCTGAGCGAGGGTCTGGGACATTTGAGACGCCTGCTGTGGATCGATTCCCATTGGAATCACTAGGCCCTGTGCATTGGCCATAAACTCCAGAGTTTCCTGCTTTGATCGCCCCATCTGCTTGGCAAAGCTTTCGCCCCACTGTTGCATCGTTCCAGCCTGATCGCCGAAGACGACATTGAACTTGTTCATCGTCTCCTGCAGATTGCTCGCCGAACTGATTGCCTTGGTCATGCCAACCACCGCAGCGCCGCCGATTGCAGCTCCTGCAATCGAGCCATATTTCATGGTGATCTTGGTAAGGTCGGCAAATTCCTTTTTGGCACTCTTAAAGAACTTGTTCAGCGCCGATGTGTTGGGCGCTGCTTTGACCCCTGCCAGCTTCGTGGCAAAGTTGCGAACGCTTGCCTGCATTTCGGCAAAGGCCTTGGCAAATTCCTCTTTGCCCTTCACCGACATTTCTACATAGGCCTGGCCAGCCAGCTCTGCACTCATCGCCTGCCCCTTGTGGCTTGGTAGTATTCCTTCCAGATTTTCGTCGCCTTGGACTTGTGACGCTGGAAGGCTGGCCGCATGTATGGCCGCTTCGGAATCTTGGCCCTGGTCGAGGTTCCGCCAATGCTTTCGATGATATCCATCCCAGAGCTGACCTTAGTCAGAGACTGGATTTTCTTGCCTCGGCTTGTGGTGTTGGTCCTCTTCTTCAGGTCATTCATCGTGGTGATCGTTGGGATCCTTCGGATTCGCACCGTGATCGTTGCGCCGAACTCGTGGAGGTCAGGGACGGTCTTGCCGTTGTACGTCTTGCCGTTCCTCTGGACCGTACCGATTCGCACCCTGGACCGCTGCCGATCGGTCTTGTAAATGATGTTCCTGAGGCTCATGTAGTCCGACTTGCCTCGATCCTTTGGAGGTTTTCCAGGAGGTCGTGGCTTGGGCGGTGGGGTGCTTACCAGGATGTTCTGGCGACGCATGTAGGTCTTGCCACTCTGGCTGACTACTGGCACCATCACCATCTTTTTGGTGATCTTCCTTGGCCGGCTTGGCTGCCCGATCAGTTTCCTTGCATCCTGCCTGATGATCGCCCCGAATCGATCGAGCGTTTTAGTGGTCGCCGAATCAGCCCTGCGGATCTGCTTGGACCGCATCCGCTCGATCTCTCTCAGCTTCGCCTTGTTTGGCTTGATCCGAATGTCCAGCAGGCGTTTGGAGAGTCCCATTCGGCTGCCGCTCCAGAAATACCTTGAGGGATGAGATCGTTCTGCCAGTCAGCCCGATCTGGTTCTTGCCTTTGCGCCGCCGCCGTCCACCCTGCATCAGCTCTGGCCTAGCACCATTGGCCATCTCGAGGATCATCCAGGCCTTGAGTGGTCTGGGATCGATTCCAGCAACTCCTGCAAGTCTGAACAAATAGACGAAGAAGCTTGTTTCGTCAGGTCCGCCCTGGCTCGCTCGGCCTTCTGGCTCGCGTCCCACAGCAGGGCCAGAAGCTGACCCTGAGCCGGGGACTGGTGCACGAAAAAATCAATGTACTCGGCCATCCACTTTTCCCAGGCATCGTTGAGGATCTTGCCATCGAGTCGCTTGGCGAACTCGACAGGCCCCAGACCCTTGGCCTTCGCCTGGTCGTGGCAGGTGATCCAGATGACTCCAACCATCTTTTCGACGCCAGATGGCAGGGTTTCTGGGTTGTCCATCAGGTTCAGGCCGAGCTCTGACTTGATGGAGAGGAAGTGGCCAACCGTGAGATCTAACTCCCATGGTTGGCCGGTCTTGTCTGTGAAGATCCTCATGGAACCCTCAGGTTACGGAACGACGTACCAGCTGGGTGCGACGTGCACCCCCAAAGCGCCACCCGCATTCTTGCATGGACGCAAAGAAACGTCCACCATGATCGCCTCGCCGAGGTTTTCGTTGAGCGTGAAGCTCTTCACCATGCAGAACGCTCTGAGCCCCTGATTGCCCGTCGAACCAGCACCCGTAATGATCCCGTCCATTACGGCAAATTCCACCGCAGCCTTGGCGAAGAATGCATCCTCCAGGGCGGTGAAGTCCTGATCCGCTGGATCGTACAGCATCGAGAAATCAATCGTGGCATCGATCATTCCATCGACGTATTCCTGGAATCCGTTGCTGGCCCTGGTGGTGACGTCGGTCTCGCCCTTGTCCAAACTCAGCGTCAGATCCTTGACGTTGGCGATCTCGTTCCACGTTGGGCTGGCATGGGTGCCGGTGTTCCGGTAGAGCTTGGCATTCTCAGACAGCTTGTGTGCCATGTTCAAAATCCTTTGAATCGGATGGTGATGGTGGTAAACAGCAGCCCGAGCTCACTGACTTTGGCCGCATCGAAGGGAATATCTGTCTCGATCTCGTCTGGTATCTTGCCACCAGGTCGGAAGGTCTCCAGGCTGGTGGCGATCTCGTCGATCAGCTGCAGGAACTGTCCAGCCTTCGTCTCCTGCTCGGCTGCCGACACATCAGCGCTGTATCTGACCACTACGCCAATGCTGTAGGTTTTTAGGTGGCTCCCCGACCTGGCCAGCTTCTCCCTGGAGGATGGGCCAGCATAGACCGACACATCCCATCCACTCAGCAGGTCCCGATCGAACACAGGCACCAGCTGCTTGCGCGGAGTGAATGCCTGGCTGTAAGTTCCAGCATCGATGAACGCCACCGCATCGTTGACCAAAGTCTCCTGCACGCCTGGCATCACATCTCCCTGGTATGGATCCTGATGATCACCTGGCTCGGGTCGGTGTACTTCCACTGAGCCTCAGTCCCTGTGGTCAGCACAGCGTAGGTCTTGCTGCCCTCCTGAATCCTGTCCCCCCTCCTCGGCAGCGTCTGGGATCCGCCCAGCACCAAGTCAGCGACGCGCACAAGATAGTCCCTGGATTTAATCTGCTCGATGACCATCCCGTCCTGGGTGATCTCGTGATCAGATCGGCCAGTGACCACCTTCGAGAGAGCCACCGACTGGCTTGCCGATGGCCTCTCGTAGGTGATGTTCACGCCATGGACCACCTGCAGTGCCCGATAGGCATGCAGGGCCGCTGCCGAAAATGGGGTACTCATTACGTCAGCAGGGTCTCAGTGGAGCTGATGCGATCGGTGACGATGATCGGCACATTGAACGCATCGACAGGAAACGGGGCCGGTTGTCCAGTTGGGGTGGTGGCCGTGCGGCTGCGCTGCAGCTGGCCATGACTTCGCCGATTCATGACGATGTGGGTCGGGCCTCGGCTAGCAGGGAACTTTTCCATTGCCTGGCTGATCAAAGCATCGGTTAGCCCCTTGCCTGAGTCGGCCGTCAGGTTGGCAATTCGCACCGCACTGTAGGTGGTGCCAAGCTTGACCCCGCACCATCCGTGGATGGCATGGGCCAGCGCCCAGTAGTAGCCTTTGCTCGATCCAGGCTTTTGGACTCGCTGCCGATCGCCGATGGTGATGACGCCCTGCTGACCCCATATCAGCTGGATGTCCTCTTCGCCAGTTCGGATCAGCCAGACCGAGGAGCCTGTCCCTGCCGTCGTGCCACCAGCATTCACCACTTGAGCATCTGCGATGTTGTTCAGGTAGGACTGGTTCGCCAGGCCTTCAAAGCCGCTGGCCTGGTTTCCAGTGCCATAAATGACCTGCTCCTCGATTTCGGCCATCCCGGACTGAAGGTGATCAATCGCTTCCAGCCCCATGATGTGATCGACACCGCGATCGTCGACCAGCGCGGCTGCTTCGTCGATGTCAAACGAAAGGTCGAGGAATTTCAGCGTGTTGGTCACCAGCACGTTAGTGCTTTTGGTGTTCTCAGCACCATCGTTTACATCACGAAACCCGACCGACGGATTAGCCGTTTTCTTGTTGTAGGTGAAGGTGTTGGACCGAGTGGTCCTGGCAGCAAGCGCCGCAGTTAGCGGTGCACTGTCCAGAACCTCGCTAAGGCGAAGGTCCATGTCGACCTTATTGAAAAGCACGACGTCCGCACTGGTCACATAAACGTTTGGCATCTTGTTTGCTCCGTCAAAGACTTTCTGGAATGGATGGTTTCAACTGGCTCTGGAGAGCCGAACTAATTCGCCAGGGCTGCGCCCCACTTGCTGGTCACAGGAGAGCAGCCTTTTGCCTTGAGCTCTTCCTGCTTCTGCAGGGCTCTTTTCTTTTCCTCGCTGATCTCGATCCGTGGAGCCGAGGAGAACGCCTCTGGTTCTCCAGCTGCTGCCCGAGTGGCGGCTGCCAGACGGGTTTCGAGGTCTGCCACCTTCGCCGCCAGGTCTGCATTCTCAGCCCGCAGCTCGGTGGTCACCTCGGCAAAGCAGTCGGTGATCGATCGGCCTTCCAAAAACCACTTGGCCCCGCGATCCCCGAAGGTTTCGAGGTACGGCTTGGCCGCGTCCAGAGTCAGGCCAGCAGGAGCCGCAGGGGCCGGGGCTGGGGTCTGATCCTGGCCAGCTTTTCCCGCTAGCACGTCGTCCATAATGTCCCTTCCATAATGCTTGGACAAAAAGGAGCACATCCTTTCAACCACCTCGCGGGGCTCCCGATCCGAAAAGTGGGTGTTCACAATCCAGCTGGTCAGAGCTGGCAGGCCGGCCATGGTGGTCATATCGAACAGGCCGCCGCGGGTCGCTGCCGGCTCATCCACAATGTCGATGGCTCGCAGGCCATCCAGTCGCAGTGGAATGACTTCGCCCTCTGGCAAATCTTGGTTCATGGAGAAATGCAGCCTGGTGGCAGCGCTGACACCGAATGCCTCAGGATCCTCCTCGGCCAGGTCCATCACATAGCTGGCCAGGTCGCCGTTGGGGGTGTCAAAAGCCGACTCGGCAAGCTGGAGGTCAGCGTAGACCGCATCGCCATCACGCCTAAAATTGGTCCACCGCCCCAGGTACTTCCCAAATCCATCATCCGACATGCTTGGGTGGGTGTACCTGGCCTTGGTCCCTTTGTTGTAGGACTTGCCGAAATTGACCACCTGGTCGAGAGTGGTCTCATCGACCTCCCATGGCCGGCTGTCATTGACGCGGCCGAGCTGCATCACCTTGGCACCGTTGATCCGCCTGGCCTCCCGATCGACTCCAACCATCGGAGCCGCTCGCAGGGTGGCCGTTCGGAAGCTCTCAGCTACTGATTGAATCGTCGCCATTGTCATCGTCTCCATTGTCTTCGTCGTCTTCGTCTGGTTCGTCTGGCTCGTCTTCCGGCTCCATCGATGGGGCTGGCCCTGGCGGCTGCTCAGTGGTCGCCGCCGACATTCCCATCTCCTCGAGGAACTGCTCCTCCTGGGCAAGCTGGCGGACAACATCCCGCCAATCGTCGCCGTATCTTTCCCGCCTGATCTCTGACCTGGTGCGCAGTTTGTTCTGAATCGCCAGCACATCGCCTGCGATCTCGTCCTTTGGATTCCACCAGGGCATGCCGGCAGGGATCCAGTCCCATTTCAGGTCATCAACGGTGTAGCCTCGAGGCAGCACCAGGGCACCTTCAGCCACCCAGCTCAGAATCTTCCAGACCGTGATGCGGTCCAGGATCTCGACAATGTCAGCCCGTTTGCTTTTGACGCTCTGCAGATACTGAATCAGTGCAGCGCGGCTGCCAAAGAAGTTGGTGAAACTCTCATCGTAAAAGCTCCAGGGAATGTCGAGGCTCTTCAGAGCCGCCTGCATGCAGATCGTTAGGAATGCCTGGAACTCCGTGGATGGGTGCCGGGACTCCAGAAAATCCATCTTGTCGCCTGGGTCCAGCTCGACCTTTACTGGCCCTCGGCCAAGATCGATCTGGTAGCTCGAGCCGACCTCCTCCTCGTCGTCCGAATCCGCCATCTCTCGAGTGATGGCAAGAGCAAAGAGCTGGGTGATCTTTGCCTTAGCTCGAGCATAGTCTTTGACTTCCATGCTGTCCTGGAACTCGGCAATGGCCGACACAAGTGGGGAGACCCCGCGCACCTGGTCGAATGAGTCCCAGTAGGCCAGCTGCATGACGTTGCCGGCCAGTACCTGCTTTTCTTCCTCATAGCGTCCATCGCTGTGACGTTTGAAGATCTGAACTGCGGAAATTCCACCGCCCGGATTGAGCCGAATCCCATGCGTCCAGTTGGTGCCACCATTGCCATTGATCTGGCTGGTTGGATTTTGGATCCGGTCGCCTTCGATCCCCTGCAGCTTGCCGTTTACCTTCACCAGGAAAACGTCGCCATCGAGCACCCGCCTGGCCTCTGCCAATCGGATCATGCGCCGGAGCGAATGCCTGGCAGCCACATCGCAATTGATCGGCCTGGACCACCAAGCCATCAGCGACTCGAGCCGCTCGTTGAAAACCGGATCCTCAGTGCTTGCCTGGAAGGTGAACGTGGAAACGAAATCGAGGTGCTTTCGCACGGCCCAGGCAGCTACTGAGTAATTTCGCCAGAGCTCGCGAGCTCCTTCGATCACTCTTTTCCGCTTGGTCGAATCCAGCAGTGCATCGCTGGACTGGATTCTGGTGCCAGGGTCCCGCCGCTGGTTGCCAGCCTCCGCCGCGATGTATCGACCGAAAAGGCCGCTGAGTCGATCCTGTACCTGTTTGATCATGGGCCGTGGCTGTTGCTCAGGTTGAAGGTAGAGAATCGGGACTTTGCGCGAGAGTAGCGAATCACCTGCTTGCGCCACATCTCGAGCTCTTTGACGGCATCAGACCGCTGATACTGCACATAGGCTCCATCGATCGACACCGAGAAAATGCCAGCCCCAGTGGATAGCTGCTCTTCAAAGACAGCCACCATCTTTTTGGCATGCTCATACTTTTGGATTCTTTGGTCGTGCATGCTGGCATGATATCCGGGCTAGGCTTTAATCCTGGCCCTGAATCTGTGGACTTAGTCCAGGATCTGGAGTAATTGGCCAGACCTCTCGCAGCGTAAATGGGTTCTCGCAGCCTTTGCATTTGACGTGAAAAAGCTTGATCCGGTTGCCATCATGTTCAAATTCGTGATATGCGCCGGATTGCTTTAACACTCCAGCTGCTTGGCTGCAGTGTGGGCACACCGGCATGGTAATCGTTGCCCTCAGCTTGGGCTGGTCGGTTCGCTTCTTGGTGCTCATAGATATTCCACCCTCCTTGATCGTTTTGGCTTTATTCCCTGCGATGGAATCGGTTGCTCTGGAATTGGTACTCCAGCTGGAGAGCCTTCGATGGATCCGACAGCAGCCCGAGATTTCCTGATCTTTCGGCCAGACTCGCCCTCGAGCCTGCAGCCTTCGACGCTGGCCGCCACACAGCAGCCGACCAGGCAATCGAACCAGTGGTTGTCTGGACGGTCTGGCTTGTGCTTCCACTCGTCGACCGTGCGACCTTTGCCCTCGGTTCGAACTGGGTACTCCGCTCTCAGGTGCTTGGCCAAGGTCGCATGCTCGTGCGCCTCGCCCTTGTGCAACACCAGGCTGCCGCTGGTGCCTGGTTCGGTCGCCAGCCTGGAATGCAAAAATGACTTCCAAAAATTGGTATCGAAAAGCACATGCCGGATCGGAATGTCTTTGGCTCGATCGATTCGCCAGTGCTGGCCAGTGGCTCTGCCGAACTTTTTGACGTGCTGCGCGTTTAGCGGCTCGCTGCTGGCAGTAATCCCTCTGCCGTGACTCGGAAAAAGAATCGACCGGTGTAGGCTGGTCCGGCAGAACTCATGGACCAGGTTCCTCGACTGGCCCCAGTTGGCATCGATCATGATCCTGCTGAATGGCACCTCGGTGCCGGTTGCGCTTTTCCACTGCTTGGTGGCCAGGTGGTTCACCAGGTCCTTGAGCCCCTTTGTCAGCCTGACCTCGAGCGAATCGGCAGGGTAGAGTTTCGAAAGGGTCTTTCTCGCTGTCGACAGTTTGAAGTTGTTGCCTCGCTGCTGTGGCCATGCTCCGTACTCGACCACCGTCCCAGTGAAGTCCGATCGCCAGGCAACCACCGACCAAAACAACATTTCCTTTTGCACGTCGATGAAACCGACAAGCTTGTCGGTGTGCTCCTGCAGCTGCCCTTTGGCAGTGATCCCAACCCGCTCGCAGATCTCCTTCTCGCCGAGGATCGAATCGTCTGCCTGCTTTTCCATGGGGTGGTTTTGATATTCAGCCCAAAAGCTCTCTTCGTCTCGAAAGTAAAGATTCATTGCGTTCTGGATCGCTGACAGCTCATCTGGGTTGAATCGCTCAGACCAGGACGCCTCGCAGCCCGAATCCATCGCCGCCTGATTCTCTCGGTAGAACTCTGTCGCCTCTGTCCCTTCGCCACCATTCCTCAGGCTGGCCTTTTTGATCTCGTAGTATTCCTGCCACAAATCCATGTTCGATGGCATGCCGTACAGCAGCTGCGTGCGCTCGCCGTGCCACTCAGGCGACTGCTGCCGATCCAGGGCAGTATCTGCGAGGTCGCCTTTCCTGATGACCGTGCAGGGCATGACTCCAGCGATCTTCACTCCTGGGCCAGAGAGCCCGAGCACATCGCCGTTGATTGTCGCGATCCGGTTGTCGGTCTGCAGGCTGGAGTGGGCAGACTCGCGCGTCTGGGGGTCGTCTGGGATGACGTAGTCTGGCCGCAGCACTTCGCCGTTGGGGGTGGTGTACTGCTGGCCTCGAACGTCGCCGGTGATCCCGCAAACCGAGACCACCGATCCGCTGGCCTTGGATCCTGGGATCGTCGGCAGGATCAGAAGATTGGACAGCCACTGGATCCCGGTCGGCTCGCCTTGGTATGTCTGGCCTCCTGCTCGAGCGGCTCGCCCTTCAAGCTGCCGGATCGGAAAGCAGACTTCTGGGAAGTCCTCCAGCAGGAGGCTGTTGAATCGCAGCTCGGACTTGATCGAGGAAAGCAGCTTCTCCGCCTTGCCTTCCGTGGCACCGATCAGGCAGGCCCATCGCCGATACCCGTAGAGGAGCGACCACAGGGCAGCTGTCACCGCCAGTGTGGTCTTGCCGCTGCCTCGAGGCATGGCCAGAGCGAACAAGCCACCGTGCCTGACGGTGACCTCGATCCGATCTATCACTCGCAAATGATCCTTGGACCATCCCAGGGAAAAGGCTGCTGGCCGATAGGTCTCACAGAAGAGCCGGAATGATTCAGCACACTTCTTGCGCCGCTTAGGATTCTCGATTTCTGGCAGCTGGCCAATGTCCGTTCCGGCTGCACGGAGCGATCGCATCCGCTCCGCCATCTTTTGCCTGTGCTGCTCGTAGCTCTTTTTGTCCAGCTTGGCTGGCATCAGGGGGCCCCGAGGAGGCTGTTGAGCTCGAGGGTACCGGTGGCATCCTCGGGGATCGTGACGTACACCACCTGGCCAGTGCCGCGCTGGCAGGCGTACCGAACGCCAGGCGTCAGGTCGGTGAACTGGGCCACTCCAGCCCCGTTGCTGGTGGTCGTCCGGATTCCAGTATCGATGGCCAGGCCGGTCGATCCATGGGGCACCGCGGTGGCCTGCATCGACATTGTGACGCCAGACTCTGGCAGACCGTTCACCCCGAGGCACAACCAGTACCCAGTGACCCCACCTGGTCCGCTGGGTGTGATCGAGATCGCCGTCATCGTGTAGGTCTGGGTCTGGTTCGCACTGACCACCAGCACCGCGCCGCCAAAGGTTGCATTCGGGGATCCGATACCAACCACCCAGCTGCCATCGTCCACGTTGAACGTGATCTGCCCAGAGACGTTGGTCGAGCCGACGTAGGTTTCAGCCGCCTTGGTCAGCCGAACCCTGGCACCCTCCACCGGTGCTCCAGCCAGGAGGACCGTGATCGTCACCGTTCGTGCGCCAGCTCCGGTTCCACCACCGCCGCCGCCCGTTGGGGCTAGGCTCAGTGCGCTGGCCGTCCACTTGGCATTCGGTGTGCCGCTGCCGGTGATCATCGTGACTAGGTCGACCAGGACCGACAGGGCCGCCACAGCATTGGCCACCTCAGTGGCTGCTGAGGAATCTAGGGCCACATTCGTGATGACGCCTTGCTGCATCTGGTGCACGTCCGCAGCGATGTGGCCGCTGCCCGCTCCGGTCACCTTCACCGTCCTGTTGTTGCTGTCGCTGATCAGGATCCGATCGCCAAATGAGCCGCTGGCGTACCCCGCGCTCGGCAGAGCATTGAGGACAGCATCCCGATTCTGGTTGGCCGTTGGGATGTCTCCAACCGCAGCTGGCAGGGCTGGCAGATTGTCGGTCTTTGCTTTGATCGCCTGGAGGACCGTGAGGCTGTCGTAGTCCACCACCGCCCCAATCCACTCACTGTATCTGGCTTCGCCACTGACGGTGCCAGAGATTGTCACCCGCAAGCTCTCCGCTGCGTGTGTGCTGTCCACAGTGTAGGTAAAAGTGTACCGGCCAGTCGCTGGATTGGAGACCGCCGACAGGTTGGCCGATCGGCTTGTGCCAGCTGCATTGGCTGCCGCGATGGTTGGGCTGGCATCGAGGTTGACTAGCTTGTCTTCGTCGTCTCTGACGATGACAGTAAAAGCATAAACCAGGCTGCCAGACTCCGGGATCTCCATGAGAGGAGATGCATAGACGTTGACCTTGGCCGAAAGATTGTTGAGCCCCTGGACGGCCGACAGGATCGAGGCAGCCGTTGCTTCCTTGGCCAGGATGGTGGACGCCTCGATCTGGGCCAGGGTCGGCTTTATGTCTACGCTTGCCTGAGTGGCTCGAGTTTGGACCGTGGACTCTTTGGCCAAGATTGTCGATGCTTCGATTTGGGCCAATGTCGGAATCGCACCGGCCAGGCCAGTGATCGCACCAGTTGCCGTTGGCAGTCCTCCAGTGCTGTTGGTTGCATTGGCCACCAGTGCATCATAGACACTCGGCAGCAGGACCATCAAAGCCCGAACGCCCATGCTGTGGGCAGTGTTGCCTGAGTAGATCGTGAGCCTGCCAACGGTGTCCGTGTTGCCCGTAGTCAATGCGATTCGGTAGTAGCCGTTCCCATCATGCGTGACGGTTGCACCAGACAGCGTTGCCGTAGACCCTTCTTTCCCAATCCTGAAATCACCCACAACTGCAGTTGTCACCGCTGCGCCAGTGGAATCAAGTACCGGTCCAACCAAAACAGTAGCGGCTGTGGATTGTCTTAGTAGGTGCATCAGTTGTAATCTCCACAAAGAATCCTGCGCCGCCTGCTGCCGGTCGCCGCTGTTTGCGCGAAACTATACCGCCGCCTGCGTCTTTGGTATAAGCCGCCAGGCCCGATCTGATATAGCTCGGCGGCTTCGGTTGCGGTTATGATCCCGCGAAAAACAATCTGCTCGAACCACTGGCAGGTGCTTCCAGTTCCAGAAGCAAAAAACGTACCTCGTTTTGCCCAGGACCAATTTTGGGTGGGCGCTGTGTTTGATGTATAGGTTGTGGTCTGAGCGTTCGCACCGTTTACAAAAATCCCATGCGCCTTAGTTGTCTGCGAATCAGAAAACGTCTGAACAAAGCAGATTGCATCCGCTATGGCGCTTGCGCTTGACCCGAAATCATGCGCCAACTGAGCAGTAGCAGAGCCCGCAATCCTTGACGCAATCTGACCCAAATTTCCACCGACGCCGTAAAGCAACTCAACACCAGATGCTCCGGTCGCATTGCTGGTGCTGTATGGAAAATGAATCACTGCTGTCAAAAGCCGAAACCACGAGACAATAGAAAAATCTGTTCCAGAAAAATCATTGCTTCCAAAATCAACCCAATCATCAACACCGTCAAAAGTTAAACTTCTGCCAGACCTGCCCCGAAACGAATGCCCAACCCAGTCTGTTGCTGGGTCCATGCCGGTTAAAGTTCCGTCCCTGTGGTATGCAGATTGGTCAATGACCCTCAGCCCTGTTGGCCCCATCCAAGGAGCCCAAGCACGAAGTATGTTGTCGCCAATCGCCACTATTGCACCTGCGGGTAGACACCCTGGATTCTGAACTCATGGTTTCCAGAAGTTGCATTTAATGCGACGCCAGTATTGTGCGTAATAAACAGAACGCATTGGGATGGAAGGCATCCACCAAAAACCTGGCGCAGGCTAACCCCGGAAAAATGATATGTTCGATCTGAAGAATTGTTTGTTGACATGATTGCTACAGGTCGGCAAATAACATTTTTAATATCTGCGGAAGTGATTGTTTCTGAGGATGAAGTTCCATCAAAAACATCAGGCCAAGCATTGCCATCCCACGCCACAGCCCACACCTCGATCTGTCTTCCGGCAGTCGGAGTCGATCCAGTAGTTATTTTGCCAGACAGCATATAATCATCGTAACCGTTTGTTCGGTTATCAATGACACTGGTCTCTACCCCAGCGAGTAAGTTGGCATCACTTGCCAGAGATGCAACAGCTGCCGTAAGTGTCGCTGAGTTTGCGTATTTGAGCAGGATGTCATTGGGCATGGTTTACTTCCTGGCGTTTTGAATCAAGCCAATACCAACCTCGCCAATACCTTCATGATCGACCCATCGCACCGTTTGGGTCGCCATGGCATCGAGCTCACCGGCCACCTGTTCGGTTGCGAATCCGCAGGCCACCAGCCCCTGGAGCATCTGCCTGGTTTCCGGCATGTCCATGTCCACCGTGTCCAGCTTGCTGGAGGTGATGTAGGACAAAATGTTGATCGCCATTTCCTGGCATGCATTGGCTGGATCTTTGCTCGCTAGCTCAAGCTTTGCTCTGTACTGACGCTGGCTGGCGTGGGCGATCACTCGCCAGAGCTCCACCGGTCGCCTGACTTCCACCACCTTGTTCATGATGGCATCGGCTGCCTGCTGGTCGCTGAGCCCCTGATACTCTGGCTTGGCCAGCTCTTCTCTAAGCTTTTGCATCGGGCTCACCGCTCTTTCTTTGCGCCACTTCCTTGATCGAAATCCAAAGCCGTTCGCGATCCTCTCGGCATTCTTTGAGATCTGCCTTGATCGCCTCGGTGTTTGATTGCACCTGTTTGTAGAGGTGGATCACAACGCCAGATAGGACGCTCAATCCACCCAGCAAGATGCCAACAAGGCTGGTGTCGACGGCAGCAATCAGGGTTGGCATCGTGATCATGTAATCGCTCCAGGTGTGTCACCATCAGCAAAGTTGGTGGATCGGATCAGGTAAAAGGCGTGATATTCAATGGTCGTTTGCAAATGGCTTGCCCATGTGATCCAGTTGTGGCCGCGATCCCCAAACCCCAGGCCCCATGTGTTGGCCGATTCGAATTCATAGCCGCCGGACGGAGAGATCCGAATATCGTGGACCAGCACAGCATGATTGCCCGGTCCCCTGGCTGGAGGGCTCACGCCTCGACCATCGAGTCGCCCATAGGACTGGGTGGCATGCACAGCAACCACGCCACAGAATCCAGCAGCCAAGCCGCTGGCTAGTTCGTCTTCGGTCTCGACGCGGTAGCATTCGTGGGCGCGGTTGCGCACCATCGAATTCACCGCCTCCCTGGAAAGCTGTCGCTGAGTCAGGAACTTGGCGAGCGGGACATATTGCTCCTCAGGCACTCCATTGTTTTTGAGGGCGTGCATGCCATCATCCAGCATGGAGCCCTGGTCCCTGCCTCCGTTAATCAGCGCGTAAAGACCTTCGCCAGATAGTCGGCGTCTCTTGATCCCGCGAGCCACCTGAGTCCGCTCGAGAGCGTGAGCAGCTGCTTGGCCGTTGCAGCTGCCGACGTTGCCTTGATTGCGGATCCATTCTTCCGGCCTGAACAGCCTAGAGCCTGCCACGCGCTTCGGATCGGTGACTATCTTGGCGATCTGGTCCCGGGTGAACATCGGCCCGTTGTCGCCGTACGTTGGAAATGTCTGCGGCTTGAATGACGGAAGCAGCAGGCCAGTCCCGAACTCCTGGCCGTCGACAATGATGATCTCGCTCATAGGCCAGCGTACCTCTTTGTGAGTCGGTCAATCTCCTCGGTGGACTCAGGCAGCGGGCCCTGGTAAAGCACCTTGCTGCGGTCGCCTGGGGTCTGGATCAGGAGCCCTGGAAGCTTGCCGCCGAGGGCCTTCACCTGGCTGGCTGCTTCTTCCTGGTCCTTGTCGTAGATGATCCAGTTGAGGCCCTTATCACGCAGCGATTGCCAGTAGGCCGCATTGGTAACGATCTTGGTGATCTCGGGCGTACGCTGGCTGGTCTCCTCGACCACAACCACCCAGGCTCCCTGGATCGGATCGACTGGCCTGATTGGTTCCACGCGTCCCATGTCACTGCTGGAGAACAGCAGAAATAGGACGACGATCAAAGGAGCCCACTTGTCGAATGCTTTCATCACTTACCCCAGATCGCGGCGACGATCTCCGCCAGCTTTGGCTTTGCCGATTCGTTCTTTTGCTGGTCCAGGTAGCTGGCCAGGGTGTCTGCGGCCTGCATGGCCTGCAGCCGGCTGATCGAACCAACCGGCATCGGTGGAGGCTCTGGCGGCTCCGGGGGCACTGGTGGCAGTGGGCTGGGGTCTGGCTGGGGCTGTGGCTGATTGCCACCGCCAAGAATATTTCTCCACGCCCAATAGGCGCCGATCAATAATGCCCCCGCTCTCCAGGGATTGTTGATGACATCATCCCACATCGTTTTCCTCCTCCTGCCATGGCTCGCCGAGCTGCGGCTCGTCGGCTGGGTCGTCTTCCTTACGCTCTCGCCACCAGAGCCAAAGTTTGATCACCAGCTGAACCAGCATCAGGATGGTTGCAGGGTCAAGGCCGACAAGCTGCGGGTCGCTCTGGGCGAGAGTTTCGAATTCAACTTTGCAGCGCTCGACGTCGCGATACTGTCGCCACAGCTGGGCAGCGAGCTGCCTCGCGCGTCGCTTGGCTCTGAGCCTTTCGAGTGGTCCATCCATGGTCATCGCTCCGATGACCGGAGGGATTCGCCAACGATCCACGAGCCGACAAGCAGCACCACCTGGGTGATCTGCTCCTCGGTCAACGGGATGGCCATGGTCTCCTTCAGGATTACGACGGCCACGCCAGCGGCCGCGATCCAAAGCCGCCGAGATCGGAAAAGAGAATCCAGCTTGCCTCTCATCATGCTCGCCTCAGATTGGTGGTGGTTGGCAATGGTCCTTGAGAACGCCCCCAGTATACGGCCGCGGACAGGACAATCCAGAAATCGATCGGAATAAATCTTGTTTACACGTTTACAGGCCGATACCATGGAGACTGGATCGGTAGTGTAGAGGAAACACGGGAGCATTCGGGGGACCGAGCCATTTGGATCAGCAATGAGCCGTGGTGTGTGTCTTATCGCAGGTTCGATTCCTGCCCGATCCTTTTGGTTTTTGGTTTTGATGGCGATGGAGTAGATGCGATGTGTGATTTTCTCGATTGGCTTTGGCGGTGGCTCTTTCCTCCGAGCGACGAAGGAAGCGGAACGGGGAAAGAGTATCCGCCGACGGAGTACGATTTCTTCCCATAACGAGCTACCTGTTGGCGAGAGATGGAAGGGGATCGACATGGCTCTCTCGCCAGGGCTCCGGTCAGGTGCGTAGCCGGACAATAAACATGCGCATCAGCATCGGCCTGTGTAACTCTCCAACGCGAACGGGTGACGGTGCCAGGATGGTGGGACATGCCCCTAGGAGGATTCGAGGCCTCCCATCCTGCTGGCGAGACACGCCACACGAAGGGTAAACATCATGACGATGATTCGGGTGAAGGAGTCGACACGGCAAAAGCTTCAGCGCCTGGCCGTCCGTCTCCTCGGTACTCCAGGAGTGGAGCCGGCAAAGCACTCAGGGCAGCAGTACGTCCCAGCTGACCAGGTGATCCGCAGGGCACTGGAGGCCCTCGAGAGCTCACTAGAGCAGCCAAACAGGAGGCCTGCTCCATGACATGGCGAGCAGATCGGTGGATCGACATGAGGCCGCAGCTGTTGGGCATGGCCGTGGAGCCCATTCGAATCGAGGCCGTACCTCAGGCTGACGGCTCGACGATGTACGCAGTGCGCCAGGCCGGGGCATGCCTCAGCCGTGACGGCCGCTGGTGGGCCGAGCCCACGCCCAGCGAAAAGACGAAGTGGCTGCCACATGGCAGCCAGGCCTTCCGGGCGGCCTGCAGGTTTGGGACATGGGAGGCCGCGGCGCTCGAAGCCGATCGCCAGCCGGCTGCTGGCAGGTTCTACCCTGGCACCTTGACCAGCCTCTGGCCTATGGACTGACCTGGCCAGGACACACCCCCCAGGCTAGCGACCCGCCAACCGACACAACGGGGGAAATAAACTCACCCCCGTTTTTGGTGTCTCCGCACGCCC